CGAGCACGTGCATGAGGAGTTCGCCACGTGATCTGAGGGCAATCATGTCCATCCCTTGGGAGAATGAACCCATGATGGCTCGGGGCGTGGAACTGCCGTTGAAGATCTTCGGTCGGCGCATCAGGCCGTTCTCCTTCGCGATCATGTTCACCACCACCGTCGTGGGCATCCAGTACCTGGGCCTGCACACCGGGCCGGGCAGCGCGGTGGCCGACTGGTTCACCGGCGGGTTCGCCTTCACCGCGACGGGCCTGCTGCTGCTGGGCTGGGTGCTGAAGAACGATGACATCCACGACTGGGGCCTGCTGATCGCGGCAGGCGTGTGGGGCTCACGAGCCTCGCTGTACCTGCTGGAGCAGGGGGCCACGTCCTTGAGCGTGTACTTCTCCGTCGGCTGGTTCATCGGGATCATCGGCGCCTACGCGCTGGAGCGCTTCGACCACAAGTGGCACTGGCACTTGGCGTACGGAGATGAGTGACAGCCAATGGTCGCTTGTCATCGGTGCCGCGATCGTCATCATCACCCGGCTGGTCGATGTCCTGCTTCCTGAGGGCTACATCGCTCGGATCACCGAGAAGTACCTGAAGAAGAAGCCGAAGGACGATCAGCCCGAGGAGGAGTAGTGGCCATCCACGGGTACGTCTGCCTGTCGAAGGACTACTGGCCGGTGAAGGACAAGTACATCCGCCTGTGGGACATCGGCCTGGACTGGGCGCACATGAACCCGGCGAGGGGCGTCTACGACTTCAGCGTGCTCGAGGCGGTGCTGAGTGCCCATCCGGGAACGAACTTCATGCTGACGCTGTCGGGGACTCCGCAGTGGGCGGCGACGAATCCGGCCGAGACGGGCTGGGCGTCGTGGATCGGCCCGGCATCCAACTCCCCGCCGAAGGACCTGGTGGACTGGGACAACTTCCTGGTGGCGGTGGTGACGGCGGCAAGGGGCCGCATCTCCAGCTATCAGATCTGGAACGAGCCGACTGCGGTGCCGTTCTGGAAGGACATCGCCACGATCGACCGGCTTGGGGTGATGACGCTGCGGGCCAAGACGATCATCAAGGCCCGGGCACCGAAGGCCTCGATCGTGAGTGCCCCGGTGCTGCCCCGCAACTCCACGCTCGGCGTGCCGGGGATGAACCGTGGCAGCAAGTACCTGCAGGCCCTGAAGCACTACGACTGGCCGGTGGACATCCATACCGCTCACATCTACCCGGAGATCGGCTTCATGCCGGCGCGGTGGCGCTACTACGTGCAGGACTGGAAGGACGAGCTGAAGCGGCTGGCGGCACCGAACTGCCCGCTGTGGGTGACGGAGACGACGTACAACCTGCTGGGCGGTGCGATGCCGGATGCGGCGATCGCTCAGCGCATCCCGGCGACGGACCAGGCGGCCAACGACCTGTCCGTGGCACGGGTCTACTGGTACGCCTACGGGGTGCACGGCGACCCGAGCGTGCTGGGCATCCCGTTCCAGTCGACCGGCGCGGGGACCACGACCCTGGCGAAGTTCCAGTGAGCGTGTCGTGTCACATCCAGTCACATAATCAGAGAGGATGACCATCATGAACTGGTTCGCCGATCGCGAGCATCGCAAGTACCTGTACGGCATCTCGGTGGTGCTGATCCCGTTGCTGGTGGCCTACGGGGCCATCTCGAGCAACATGGCCCCGCTGTGGATCGCCGTCGTCGGTGCGATCCTGACGCCGACGCTCGCGTTGAACAACCTCACACCGCCCGACAAGGAGACCAAGTGACGACAGTGAAGATCGTGTCCGGGGTAGACCCGGAGGACACCCCGATCGCGAAGGAAGGCACCGGCAAGTTCATCGACCAGGCGGTCCAGGACGACGAGGCGGTGGAGGGCTGATGGCTCCGAAGTACCTCAAGCGAACCGTGGCCGAGGTCATGGCGTTCAGCCGTGGCCAGATCGCCCACCCCACCCGGTCGTGGCGTGGCATGTGCCAGTCGCACTGCCGCAGCGCCTACGGGGTGCCGGCATGGGCGCCGAGCGCGATCAGCGCGTGGAACAAGATCCCCCGCCAGCACAAGCACGTGGGTGGCTCGCCGTCGCAGGCGCCTCGAGGCGCACTGCTGTACTACTCGGGCGGGCAGTTCGGGCACGTGGCGATCGCGGCTGGCATCAAGACGCACGACAAGTGCCTGAGCAACGACTACGTGCGCCAGGGCAAGATCGACTACGCCCCTCGCACGTTCCCGCGGTGGGGCCTGAAGTACCTGGGGTGGTCCGCGTGGACGCCGTACGGGGAGCTCAACGTCAGCGCCTGAGGTACGGGCACCCGGACCTGTCAGCCCGTAGCCTTGTGGTGTTGCCAACGAAAGGTCCTCCATGCCCTCCGATCGCCGGCCCAATCGCTGGGGTGATGCTGCTCTTGTGGGCGGGGCGATAGCAGCCACGGGTGGCGGGATCATGGCTCACGCCTCGAGCATGCCCAAGGGCCAGCCGTACGACCCGACGAAGCTGTACGGCAAGCCGCAGGCCCCGAAGGCGAAGGCCGGTGCCACTCGAGCCCGCACGAGGATGAAGCAGATGCACGACATCCTCGACGAGGACACCCGGCACAACCTGGGCAAGCCGGTCGGTGCCCCCGTGCAGTACCGGATGGGCCCGGAGCAGATGAACGCCCAGCGCCAGCGGATCAAGGACGCCGACGAGCATCACCGCCAGACGGCGATCCGGGATGCCGAGGGCAGGGCCAAGGACGCCACGATGCTGGCTGGGGACGCCATCCGGCGCAAGCGCGTGCGGGTGAAGCGGGTGGGTGCCGGCGTGCTCGGTGCCGGTGCCTCCCTCGGGGTGCTCGGTGCGGTGATGGCGGAGCGACGCAAGGCGGGGCCTAAGAAGCCGCGGCAGATGGAAGCCCCTCCAGCGCAGGCCCCTTCACATCGCCCGCTGCGGGACTACCGTGCGATGACCAGCCAGGGCGGCCTGCTGCAGGACAAGGACGGGATGTCCAGGCGTCCGTCACCCACGGCCAGTCGTGACTGGCTCAAGGCGAATGATCGGAAGAGCGCATGAGCGAGATGACCACCCGTCGTGAGGGATCGGTCCGGGATACCTCGGCGCCGGATGCGGAGGCCTTGAAGGAGGCCGAGGAAGCCAGTCCGTTCATGGAGCTCGGCTCCACGGGCCTGAAGCGGGCCGCCGGCTACATCGACGAGGAGTTCCTCCCGCAGCTGCGTGGCCGCAAGGCCGTCCAGGTGTTCAAGGAGATGAGCGAGAACGATCCGCTGGTGGGCTCGCTGCTGTTCACGATCGACCGGCTGCTGCGCAACGTGGAGTGGAAGGTCGTCCCGGCGGGCAAGACGAGGGAGGACGCGGATGCCGCGACCTTCGTCGAGGAGTGCATGCAGGACATGTCGCACACGTGGAGCGACTTCATCTCCGAGGTGCTGACGTCCAACGTCTACGGCTGGTCCTGGCACGAGATCGTGTACAAGCGCCGTGTCGGCCAGTGGACGCGGGACTCCAAGACGCGCTCGAAGTTCTCCGACGGCCTGATCGGCTGGCGCAAGATGCCGATCCGCGCCCAGGAGACGCTGCTGCGCTGGAACTTCGATGAGACCGGTGACGTGCGGGCGCTGGTGCAGCTGGCCCCGCCGACGTACAAGACGGCGACGCTGCCGATCGAGCGCTCGCTGCTGTTCCGGTACCGCCAGACGAAGGGCAACCCCGAGGGCGTCAGCATGCTGCGCAACGCCTACCGCCCGTGGTTCATGAAGAAGCGCCTCGAGGAGTTCGAGGCGATCGGCGTCGAGCGGGACCTCGCGGGACTCCCGATCGTGAAGATCCCTGCGGAGATGCTGCGTGCGAAAGCGGGCACCGAGAATGCGAAGACCGTCGAAGCGTTCAAGAAGATGGTCAAGAGCGTCAGGAGGGATGAGCAAGAGGGCATCGTCTTCCCGATGGCTTATGACCAGGACACCAAACAGCCCCTATACAGCTTCGAGCTACTCGGCTCAGGGGGTGGGCGAGCCTTCAGTACTGACGCCATTATCAAGCGGTACGAGGAACGTATCCTGATGACGGTGCTGGCCGACTTCATCCTGGTCGGCCACCAGAGTGTGGGCTCGTACTCCCTGCACACCGACAAGACGGGCATCTTCCGGACGTCGCTGAACTCGATCGCGAACAACATCGCCGACGTGCTCAACCGGCACGCCCTGCCGCGGCTGTTCATGGCGAACGGCTGGCGGCCGGAGGCCCTGCCGACGATCGTGCCGACGGACGTGGACTCCCCGGACATCAGCCAGCTGGCGCAGTTCATGGCGGCCTTGGCGGGCACCGGGGTCAACTGGTTCCCCGACGGTGACCTGGAGAACTTCATCCGGGAGGCTGCTCGCCTGCCGCAGCTGGACAAGGACGCGATCGAGCGTCGCCGGCAGATGCAGCAGCGCACGGAGGCCACGGCCTTCGCGCAGATCAACACCGAGTACATCCAGGCTCAGCAGGAGGTGATGATGGCGCGGATGGGCCAGCTGCCCACTAGTGCCATGCAGCCGGCCATCTCCGATGCCCAGTCCGCCGAGCAGCAGGCGGTGGATGGCGAGCAGCAGCAGGCCGCACAGGAGCGCGAGGACGTTCAGGCGCAGGAGCAGGCTGAGCTCGAGGGCGCCAAGGATGCCGAGGGCCAGATGCGCGAGGACGCCCAGCAGGGCGAGCAGTACGAGCGCGAGGACACTCATCGTGCGGAGGACCGCGAGCACGAGATGGCCCAGCGCAAGCTGGACGCCAAGGAGAAGAGCAAGGCCAAGCCGAAGGGGAAGTCCCGTGCAAAATGAGGACCTGCGCGAGATGGCCTACCGCACGGCGGTGGGTGCCTGCTCGCTGGCGACCCAGAACCGCTGGTACGACATGCAGACTCTTGTGGGCCTGTTCCTGAACGAGGCTGATGAGCAGAAGGTGACTCACGAGGAGGCGATGGTGATCCTCCTGCATGCCACGATCGGCCTGACGCTCCATGTGGCGAAGAAGCATGTCGGTGATGCGACGGAGTACTTCGACTCCCTCGCGGTGCAGATGGCGCAGCGGCCGTGAGCCAGTCCAAGCGGGAGCAGCGCCGAGCGGCTACGGGCAACCTGGCCGCCGGTGGCGCCTTGATCGGTGCGGCTTCTGGCGGCAATGCGCTGCTCGAGCGGGACCTGAGGCGCTCAGGGCGTCCGAAGGTCGTCCGGGCACTGCGGCAGAAGAAGCTGGGGTGGGTGCACGCCCGTCGTGTGGGAGGCAAGATCGCCACGACGGCGGCACGCACGACGGGCATCCCGCTGGCGGCCTATGGGGCGTACAACCTGCTGAAGCCGGACACGGAGGTCCATCGGGTGAACATGGACCGGGACGTGGTCCGACCGGTGCTGCGCAACGCGACGATGGCGCAGGCGGCGGACAAGCGACGCGAGGCCATGGCCAAGGCCGACCTGCAGGTCTCCGAGCGCAAGAAGCTGGTCCATCACAAGAAGATCGGCCGGGACCTGTCGCTGGCCTCGGGCACGATGGGCCTGACGGCCCTGGCACTGCGTGGGCCTCGAGCGGCGAACTATGTGGCCCGCAAGGTGCCGAAGGCCGCCAATGGCCGCCTGGTGCGTCGCCTGGCGCAGATGGAGCCGCATGCCACGGCTGCCTCGGATGCCCTGGTCCCGATGGCGATCGGCACGGGTGCGGTGGGCTCGTTCAACTACGCCGCCCAGCAGAAGCTGGAGGCCAAGCAGCAGAAGCTGAAGAACCCCGAGGTGGTCAAGAAGGACCGCTTCCTGCGCACGCACTCCCAGAACATCTCCACGGATGCCGAGCGCGGCTACCGGGACCTCAAGCACCGTCGCAACGTCGACGTAGGCATGGGCACCGGCAACGGCACGGTGGCTGGCCTTGCCGGGATCATGGGCGCGAAGTCCGGCGTGAAGCCCGGCAACCGGCTGGCGACGACGGCGTACATGGCCGGTGGCCTGATGGCCGGCATCGAGGCGTCCAACAACGTCCGCAGCGCTCGTGGCATGCAGCGCCGGATGAACAAGATCAAGGCGAAGGCCTACCAGCGGGCCGCTGTCGGCGAGCTGGGCCGGGACCGGGTCGCCAAGTCGTTGGTGAACATCCCCGGTGAGGGTGCTGTCTTCCGGTCGGCGTCGAGCGTGCCGAAGAGGCTGCTGCGCAATGCTCCGTCGCATGCGTCGCTGGGTGGGGTGAGCGCGAAGAACAAGCGGATCTCCCGCAAGGTGAGCGAGGGACTGCGTGCCGTGAGGGCGATGGTGGACAGTCCGAGCGAGTTGACGGCCGGTACGACGTTCCAGCGCAAGCCGGTCAAGCACATGGTCGGCGGCCACGAGGTGTCGCGGTTCATCGACAAGGATCCCGGCAGCCTGGTCGGCGGGTACTTCCCGGCGGGGTTGAAGCCGGGCCAGTCGCAGCGGCATGCGGATGCGATCGTCTTCCACCCCAAGCGCAGTCCGATGGGGGTCCGCGGTCTGGCCGATGACATGAAGAACCACGAGCTGGCGCATGTGAGGCGCCGCAAGCCGCTGTCGGCGGTGGTGCGGACCATCTCGAATCCGACGAAGGGGCTGGCGGACGAGGCCCGGGCGAATCAGGCGATGCGACCGAAGAACCGCAGGTACTCCGCCTACGAGCGGGCGGGAACCGCGTCGAACACCCGTTACGGCGCGACCCGGTTGCGTGCGGATCTGCGGGCGTCAGGCCTGTCGGAGGCCTATCGCGGGCTAGACGACAACTCCGTGCGGCGGTACCGGGAGGTCAGGGCCGAACTGGACCGCAAGGGCGTGGGCAAGGCTCTGCTGCGCATCCCGAAGATCAACTACACCCGCAGGATCGGCGCGGGACTGACCACACCGAGGCCTCGTGTTGGAGGCCTGACCCGCTCGCCGAGTGGGAAGATCAGCACACGCCACGGCTCCATGCCGGGCACACGCAGCTAGGGAGTGCTCATGAGCGTCATGGATGTCTTCGTCGATGTCATGAAGGCAGACGAGGCTGCTGGCTGCGCCTTCATCGATGCGGTGGTCTACGACTACCTGACGGACTACGCCAAGATCGTCGAGAAGGACATCACCGGCCTGTACTCGCTGGTGAACCTCGACCGCATCCAGGTCGCCAAGCGGCAGCTGGGGCGCTCGTACGTGGAGATGATCGTCGGCGGCCAGTACCCCAGCGACGAGATCCAGAAGGCCGCGGAGTATCTGGCGGGGCTGGAGCAGTACGTGGTCAGCGCCCAGACGGTGTCCAAGGACTTCGAGTGGTTCAACATGAACGGCACGCAGCGCCAGGTGGACGTGGAGCGCGATGCGAAGGGCCAGTTCGCCCGGAAGATCTCCAGCACCTCCCGCACGGACCTCAAGGGCATCGACAAGCCTGCTGACAGCAAGCAGGTGGCTCCGTCGGTGCGCAACTCCCTGAAGACCGATGCGAGCATCCTCACCGATGACAAGAAGTCGTCGGAGCGGGAGAGGCTCGAGCGAGTGCAGAGCCAGCACGAGCAGACCATCCGCGTGGCTGGGGAGTTCAAGGACGCCCTGCGCGGGGTGGATCCGAACAAGGTCGACGTGACGATGATGATCGCCACGGACAATGGCGACATCGTGTCCCGCACGGCCAGGCTGTCCGACTTCGGCAACGAGACGGTTCCGGTCAAGGTGGCGGCGAACGAGACCGTCTTCGCCATGAGCGTGGCTCCGGCGGCCGGTGCCGGCGAGGACGTGCGCAACAAGGTCGGCACGTACAACCTGCTGGGTGCTCGCGGCGGTGCGGCCCTGGCGTCGATGTCGACGGTGGACCCGGCGCGGCTGAAGGAGCTGCAGTCGAACCTGCAGATGGGCTCGAACCCCGACCAGTCGAAGCTGACCCGCTTCTTCGGCCAGCTGCAGTCCGGCGGCAACGTCCTGTCGCAGGTGACCGGGCAGGACAAGCTGGGGCAGACGGCGGCGTTCATCGGCTCGGTGGGCCCGCAGGCGGAGCAGGTGCTCGGCCCGTACGCCCAGCGTGCCGCCTACCGCTACCGGGGCACGGAGACGACTCCTGACGAGCAGCTGGTGGGCCAGTTCAAGCAGATCGACCAGATGGAGCGTGCGGGGATCACTCCCACGCAGGCGGACACCCCGGTGGAGGGCTTCGACATCGCTGCCCGCAAGAAGGGCCTGTCCGGTGACGCCCTGGCGATGCAGGTGCGTGGTGACGTGGCCAGCGCCGAGCTGGCGCGGACCCTGCCCCGGGACCCGATGGTGGCGCGGCTGAGCGAGCTGTCCGGCCAGATCCTTCCCAGCCAGGGCGTGCTCATCAACGCCCAGGGCAAGATCGTCAGCCAGTCGGTGGGCTTCACCGACGACCACTACCTGCCGTTCGACCTGAAGAACCTCGGATCGCTGCGGGGTGGCCAGTACGCCCGCACCCGCATGTCCGGTGGCCTGACGGGCGAGGACATCTACGCGGCGGTGACGATGGGTGCCCGCAACGTGCAGGTCATCAGCCCGAGTGGGGTGTTCACCCTGGAGATGGCCCCGGACTTCCGCGGTGCCCGCGGGAACTCCGACAAAGCCCGCGGCATGTGCGACCGGTACCTGAAGATCCTGGACGCGGTGGCGAACTCCGGGGAGTACCTGGTGGACGTCTCCCCGCAGGAGAAGTCGAGGATTCGGGCGGGGATCAGGGACGCCGGCCTGAAGGGCGACGATGCGGTGGCGGCGTACAGCGAGCGGGTGGACCGTGCCCGCCAGGACGCCTCGCGCATCACGAACGAGGATGAGGCGGCCGCGTCGGCGAAGGTCCTCGCGGAGATGGGCTACACCGCGGAGAAGCCTCCACGTGGCGTGGCGGCCCGGGCCTATGAGGAGAACCTCGAGGATGAGATCCAGCGGGTGGCCTCGACGAAGGCGAACAAGCTGCGCCTGAACGGCGAGGGGTACGCGGTGGCGCTGCAGACGCTGCAGCAGCAGTTCCCGTACTTCATCCGCCGGGTGGGCGTGCGTGACCTGAACACGTTCGTGAACGAGGGCGGCCCGTCGCTGCGCGGGGAGATGCCCAAGGGGCGCACGTTTACCGAGGATCGCGGCTACACCAAGCCCGGTGCGCTGCGGGCTCAGGGGATCAAGGCCGGGTTCTACGACCGTGGCACCCCGCAGCTGCAGAACAAGCCGCGTACGGGTCAGGCCTCGGCTCCGAAGGAGGAGGCTCCGGAGACCCCGAAGCCGGCCGCTGAGGGTGCTGCGGCCCCGACCGATACCAAGGACGTCCCTCCGGCCGCCCCGGTGGCGCTGAACTCCCGGATGGAGAAGAAGCGGGCGCAGCTGCATGAGACGGTGATGGCCCAGCAGACGCAGCTGAAGAACGAGCTGGCGGCGATCAACGTCAATGACGAGGCGACGGAGGGCCTGTCGTTCGATGAGGCTGCCCAGGCGTCCCCGGTGAACTTCGCGGGCTGGCTGATGAGCCAGAACCTTAAGACGATGAACGAGATCTTCTCCGACCGCGGCAAGGCGCTGCTGGCCGCTCGAGCACTGGGTGACCCGAAGGCGGTGCAGGGCGCGTTCAAGCAGGCGATCAATACCACGAACGGCAACGAGAAGGACTGGATCGAGGCGGAGAACGAGATCGCCGGCCATAAGGGCGCTGCAGCGATGCAGTGGGTGTCGGATACCGCGGCTGATGTCGCTGATGGCCTGATCCTCGCGGGCGGCCCGTTCGTGTCGGGCTCTGACCCGTTCCACGGGGCGAAGGCCACGGACCTTCCGGTGCCGCAGGCGTACCCGGGCATCGACCGGATCCAGACCGGCGCCCAGGTGCTGGACGCCTACAAGCAGGAGCCGAAGCCGATCGCGGACATGGCCCGCGAGCTGGTGACCTCCGATGACGGCACCCAGTACCGCTCGCTGGTGGAGATGAACAACCAGGTGGTCGAGCGTGTCAAGGCGCTCAAGGCGGTGGCCGATGCCAAGAGGGCGATGGACCCGGACACCACGAACGACAACGTCTTCGACGTGGTGAACCAGAAGGCCATGATGACGGCCTTCGAGTACGGGTCGTTGACGCAGGACGACTACGGCATGGTGAACCTGCCGAAGGATGCCGACATCCCCGGCCTGATCCGCAACTTCCCGGCTGAGGAGGAGGCAGCGGCACTGCAGCGTGCATGGTCGCTGGCGATGACCACGAGGCTGGTCAATGCCTTCGATGCTGGGGAGGCAGTCCCAAAAGGGGACGACCGGATCGTGAAGGCGGCGAATCCGGTCCGAGTCGAGGTCCTGTCCAAGTCCCACCCGCTGTCCAAGGCAGTGGCGCGGCGGGCGGCGCAAGGCCTGCCGTTCGTCCCGCACAGGACGGGGCGGGTCCTGACCGGGCAGGGGTTCAGGCTGCGATAGGCCGCATCTTCGCGATGGTCGGGCTGGCCCCGGTCAAGCAGCAGGTGATGGAGCTGGCGCAGTCGGCTGAGGTCGATCAGGATCGCAAGCGCCAGGGCCTTCCGGTGTCGAACAAGACGATGCACCTGGTGATGTCGGGTGCCCCGGGCACGGGCAAGACGACGGTGGCAAGGGACATCGGCCGGCTGTACCACGCCCTCGGACTGGTGGACAAGGATCCGGCGACGGATGAGGGCTTCCGGGAGATCTCCGGGCCTGACCTGATTGCCCGGTACAAGGGCCAGTCGGGGGCGAAGGTCCGCGCCCTGTTCGAGGGGGACGAGAAGACCGGCGACGGCGGCATGATCGGCGGCGTCATCTTCATCGATGAGGCCTACTCGATGGTGTCGGGCGACAACGACGAGTACGGCCAGCAGGCCGTGGCCGAGCTGCTGCGCCAGGCGGAGAACCACCGGGACAACACGGTGGTCATCCTCGCGGGGTACGGCCCGGAGATGGACACTCTGCTGAACTCGAACACGGGCATGCGCCGGCGCTTCCCGACGACGCTGAACTTCCCTGAGCTGAGCCTGGATGACCGGTTCGAGGTGATGCAGGGCCTGACCCGGGAGGGCAAGTACACGATCGGGTCGGGCAAGAAGGCCACCGAGGTGCGTCATGCGATGGTGGATGCCTTGCAGTACACGGGCGCGGGCAACGCCGGTGACGTGCGGAACCTGTTCGAGAAGATCGAGACGGCCCAGCGGGTGCGCCTGGCGAACCAGAAGACCTCGCAGGGCAAGCCGCTGACCAAGCGTGACCTGTCCACGATCACCACCGGTGACGTGAAGGCCGGCATGAACGCCTACATCGCCACGGGCAACGTGAAGGACCCGATCAAGGGCCGCCTGGTGCCGACGAGCCGGAAGAAGAAGGTCGCTTCGTGACCCGGTGGTGGGCGGACGCCGACCAGTCGCGGGCGGTGCTGGCGCTGGTGGACGACTCCGATCTCGAGCAGGGCGTGGGTACGGCGGTACTCGGGTACCACGGCATCGCTTCGTCGGCGCTGGAGCGGTTGAGCCGTCACACCCTGGTGGATGTGGCACGGGTGCACCAGGTGCTTGACGATGTGGACCTCGAGCCGGTGGCGAAAGCGCTGGGTGAGGCCACCCGGCCTGTCCTGGGGGCCGCTTCGGGCCGCTACGGGCAGCTGCTGGCCTCGAACCTGCACCAGCAGGCCGTGGACGCCACGGAGCGCCTGCTGCTGTCCCTGACGAACACGGGGATGCCGTGGCCGACGGCGATCGAGCGGGTGGCCTCGGTGCACGGGGTGCCGGCGGACAGGCTCGGGAAGGCCTACGGTGATCTGGGGAAGCCTGCGCTTGCCCCGACCGTGCGTGCGGACATCGGTGATCGCGTCCTGATGGAGTTCGCCTCGCATGTGGCCCGTCGGGAGAGCACTCCGATGCCGATGGTCTCCAAGTCGATGGACGAGGAGTTCGACCCGGACGAGCATCCGCGGGATGGCCGTGGACGGTTCGCCCATGCTCCGGAGCGCGGTACGCCCTCCAGCGCCTTCGAGGCTCGGGAGGCCCGGCGCAAGCGCAAGGCCGCGGTGAACGTCCGGCGGCAGAAGGCCCAGCGCTCCCAGCGGCAGGCGCCCGGTGGCCTGGCGGATCTGGCTGCGGCGATCCGGCACCAGTTCGGTGCCTCACAGCAGGCCGAGCAGGAGCCGGTCACCGAGCAGCTGGGGAGCAAGCGTGCGGATCGGCTGAACGCCCGCAGGTCCCAGCGCATCGCGGAGGCCAAGGGCCAGCGCAAGCTGCGCTCAGTCGGTGCTGACGATGCTCCCGAGGATGACTTGGCCAAGCCGTTCGAGGGCAGCGGCATGGGCCACAAGTTCGATGACCACCGGGTGGCGCTGGTCACCCGGGACCAGGCTGATCACATGCTCAAGAGCGAGTCGTTCTACATGGGCAACGTCGACTCCAAGAAGGCGTCGAAGGTGACGTGGCTGACTCCGGATGACATGGAGAGCCTGCTGAGGGGGCTCAACCAGGACCCGGACCGGCGCTTGATGCTGAGTGAGTACGTCATGCTGAGCATTGACGGCACGTTCGCCTCGAGCGAGGGCGGACCGCGTGATCCCGAGATCACGATGGCTGGCAATGCCCGTCTGAACACGCTGAAGAATGCCGCCACGAACTCCGACGGCTACGACTACCAGCAGGACAAGTTCCTGCGGTGGGCGCCGTCGGCGAACCCGGGCAGTCGTCGTGGCCTGGCCGTTCCGATGCCGGTGCTGCATCTGGAGCTGGACAATGACGGGGCGTTCCCGCGGGTGTGGGATGACCGGCCGTACGCGAACAAGCCGAGCGCGAAGGTGACGCCGGATCTCCCGCACGACCCTTTGACGAAGGCTGACGAGTTCGACGAGAACGAGGTGCGCCGGGACTCCCGTGGCCGCTTCGACGACCAGCCGGATCGTGTCCAGCCGACGAGTGGGTTCGACGCCCGTGAGGGTCGTCGGAAGCGGAAGGCGGCCAAGAACCGGTTCCGCACCCAGCAGGCTCAGCGGAAGGCGCCGAAGGCCCCAGTGCTGACAGATCGGGACTACGCGGTGCTGCGGCAGATGATGGAGGCCGACGAGCAGGCTTCCACGGCGCAGATCCTGTCCTCGAGCAAGCCCTCCAAGCGGGAGGCCCGGATGGCCGGTGCTCGCAAGGACCGGCTGGCGCATGGACGCAAGACGAGGATCGATGCCCGCAAGCGGGTGAAGGCGGTCCAGAGCGCTCCCGAGGAGACGAAGGAGTCGGCCATTCAGGCTGCCTTCATCAGCGGTGCCGGGTTCAGCACGTTCAATGATGCGGGTGACCCGTGGGCTGAGCAGCAGCAGATCACGCTGCGGCTGAAGGACGCCAGCACCACCTCGGTGACCGATGCGCTGTTGCGGATGGCGGGCAAGGCCCGTGGGGAGGCCAAGAGCACGCCGTCGAACGAGCGTCATGTCATCAGGAACACTGGCAATCTTGGCGTCGATGAGGCCTACGCGATGGCCGTGAACTTCTTCTCGGACATGGTCGACGCCAGCAAGGACGCCGGTGAGGACGGCATGTTCCTGTTCAACGGCAAGTCCATCCACGTGGACGACCTGGCGAATGCCTCACCGATCGTCGAGCGCAGGATCGACTTCGACACGGGTGAGCAGAAGAACATCCCGGTGGTCATCGCCCCGTCCAGTCCTCTGGTGGCTCGCACGATGGTGACGGGTGACAAGACCGACTGGAAGGGCGCACGGAAGGCCTTGGCCGTCATCTACGGCGAGCCGAAGTTCCGGTCCTTCTACGAGGTGGCTGCCGAGCACGGCATCGGCCAGGACGTCCTCATGCACACTCCGGACTTCATCGTGAATGAATATGCCCTTCGGTTCGTGGATACTGATGACTGAGCACCCTAGGAGGAACCGTGGTTGACTCGCGGACAGCCGTGAACGCCCTCATCGAGGTCGATCCGGGCTTCGTGCAGCTGTGCAAGACGCTCCTGGGCGACTCGGTCGATCCTCAGGACGCGTGGGAGTTCCTGTACGGCCCAGAGCGCGTGGTGAAGATGGGCCCGGAGGTCTCCGAGCTGGCCACCCACTCCCTGGTCTCCCGGGCGATGCGCACCCGCCGTGGCCGTCTGGTGGCGGCCGTGGCTGCTCCGGTGGCAGTGAGCGCGGCAGCGGCCGGGCATCACGAGCTGGACAAGAAGAAGCGGCCGAAGTACACCGAGAAGGTCATCACCGATGACGCCGCATCCAAGTCGGACACCTCGAGCATCATCTGGATGGGCGAGTTTTCCAAGGTGGACGCCGAGAAGCGCCAGGTGTTCGGCTACGCCTCGGTGGTGGAGATCGACGGGATGCCGGTGATCGACCGGCAGGGCGACTACATGACTCCGGAGGACCTGGAGAAGGCCGCCTACGACTACGTGGTGAAGTCCCGCAAGGGCGGGGACCAGCATCAGCGCGACGGGGAGAATCCATTCCACGCCTCGAACATGATCGAGTCGTTCGTCATCACCCCGGAGAAGATCGAGAAGATGGGCCTTCCCTCGGACACCCCGGTCGGCTGGTGGGTGGGCTACAAGGTCGAGGACGACCGCACGTGGGACAAGGTCAAGAAGGGTCTGGTCACGGGCTTCTCCATCCACGGCCGCGGCAAGCGGGTCGAGGTCGACGAGTCCGAGCTGGTGGGCATGTGATGGAGATGATCGGCAAGGCGCTGGACATCGGCCGGGCGGAGACCCTGCCGATCCCTCCATGGGCCGTGGCCCCGTTCTCTGCTCGGGTGGTTGATCCCCTGGACATGTACGCAGGCTCTCGGATGATGGCGTTCGGCATCTCCCGTGGCACGGGCCATCGGATCATGCCGTGGCAGAAGCGCCGGATGTCCCGCAACGCGAACGCCGTGGCTCAGGGCCGGGGCATGCTGTACTCGCCCTTGGGCGTGGGGAGCACGATGTGAGCGAGAAGCCGCGCAAGGGCCAGTCCCGGGCTGAGCTGGAGACGGCTCGCACCTTGAACACGGTTGCCATCATCGGTGGCGGTCACGCCTTGTACACCTCGCTGCCGGATGGCACGCGTCATGTGGTGGGCAGGGTGGTGCCCAAGCCGGTGAAGAACGCCGGCGCTGCGGTGGCCAGTAGGGTTCCGAGACTTCCCAAGAGTGCCGGGAAGAAGGCGGCGCTCGCCGGCGCGGCCGGCTGGGTGGGCTTCCATGGCATGGAGCTGGCTGGCGACGTCATGGGCCGGCGGAGCATTAACGCGCAGATCGACCAGAAGAAGGAGGCGGCCGTGAAGTCCGACCATGGGACGAACCTGGAGTTCGTGGCCAAGCGCCGCTTCGACGCGGAGGCCGATCGCCAGCGTCGGATCGGGATGTACTCCGGCGTGCTGGCCGGGTCGGCCCTGGTGGCCGGGGAGGGCGCTCGCCGGAACACGGTGATCACCCATCACGACCGGGACACCGGCAAGCAGATCGATCGGACTGCGCAGGTGGCCGCGGCGGGCAAGAAGCGGGCCCTGAAGGATCCGGTCGCCCAGGCGGAGCGGATGAAGCAGGCCAAGGGCATCACCCGGATCGGTGTCGGCCGCAAGGGCGCCCTCTACGGAGGCGCTGCTGCCTTGTCGGCCATCGCCTCGGCAGCGGCCTACCGCCATGGCATCAGCGAGCGGAACAAGCCGTGGAACTGAAAATGCCCCTCAAGACTTCATGCAGGCTGCTCGTGACTGCTACAGAATGGGAGCGTCATGAGTAAGCCGGTGAAGAAGCTGTTCGACCTCGAGATCGACGAGGTCTCCGTAGTCGACCGCGCAGCGAACCAGCATTCACTCATCGCCTTCTCCAAGTCTGCTGGAGGCGACATACCACTGGAGGGATCCATGCCGGATCTGGCAGTTTACGAAGAGACGGGCGAAGCGGTGGACGTGGACACCCTCGAGCACGGCGATGTCGTGTACGACGAGGATGGAAACGAGTACGTCTTCGTCGAGGATGCAGTCGAGGATGACGATGACGGCGAAGACGGCGACGAGGTCGGCAAGGCCGGTCTTGGCCTTCTCGATGCCGTGGCGCCGCGCCAGGTGGCCTTCCGGGGCACCGGCAAGATGAAGAACGTCGGGTTCAAGGGCGCTCGCAAGCTCAAGAACCCCCTCGACTACTACGCGCCCGACTCCGGCGCCGGCGACATCGCCTTCCGCGGCGATCGCCGCACGTCGATGCGCGACGTGAAGTTCAAGGGCGAGGGTCGCAAGGCCAACAAGGGCCGGATCGCTCGTGATGCCGGCGGGGCCGCGGCCGTGACCACAGCCGCTGGCGGAAGCGCGTACGCCGTGCACCGCCACAACACCCACAAGTCACTGGGAGACACCGTGCTCGAGCAGCTCTCGAAGGCAGTCACCGAGCGTGACCGCGAGGAGATCATCGCCAAGGCGATGGGTGAGGTCGAGGTCGCGAAGGCGGAGGCCCGCGAGGCCCTTGCCTACGCCGATAGCGAGCGGGAGATCCGCATCACCCAGGAGTTCGTCTCCAAGGCCGCGACGTACAACCTCCCGGTCAGCCCCGAGGTGCTCGGCCCGATCCTCAAGGCGATGGCGGAGGTCCTCGACGAGGACCAGCTCGATGTCATCGACGAGCTCTTCAACTCCGTCGGCGACGCGCTCTACAACGAGCTCGGCTACGTCGGGGAGTCCTCCAACTCCAGCGTCATCGACGCTGTGGACGCCTACGCGGACGATCTGGTCGGCAAGTCCGACCTGACCCACGCCCAGGCGACCGTCGCCCTGTTCGAGGCCAATCCCGCGGCCTACGACGCCTACATCTCTGAGAAGGGGATCTGATCATGGCATTCGAGGAAGGCGTCCGGTCCGTCTCGCTGGCCGCAGATGCGAGCCTTGCCGGCTACACCGGTGTTCCCGGCCTGCCAGGTTCGGCGAACCCGAACGACGGCAAGGCCCAGTACCGCTTCGTGAAGGTGACCGGGGAGTCCACTGTGGGCCTCGCGGACGCCGACGAGGGTCCGGTCATCGGGGTCTGCCAGTCCAAGCCCCAGGTCGCTGGCCAGGCGGCCACGATCGCCATTCGTGGCATCGTGTTCGTGGTGGCCGGAGCCACAGTCGCCGCGGGCGACCCCATCAGCCCTCAGGACACCACCGGCAAGGCCATCAAGTGGGTCTCCGGCAAGGCCCTGGCAGGGACCGCCATCACCGGCGGCGGTGCCGGCGAACTCATCAGCGTCCTGCTGGCCTGAGACTGACAAGGAGAATCTGAGATGCCAAGCCCGAGCCAGTCTGACCTGCACGTCAATGTGCCGCTGACGAATGTCAGCGTCGCATGGATGCAGTCCTCGGACGCATACATCGCCGACAAGGTCTTCCCGAAGTGCCCGGTGAAGAAGCAGTCGGACCTGTACTGGAAGTACTCCAAGAGCGACTGGCGCCGTACCGACGTCAAGCGCCGCGCCCCTTCGACCGAGTCGCCGGGCGTGGGCTGGAACGTCACCACGGACCAGTACTTCGCGCATGTCTACGCCGTCCACAAGGACGTCGACGACCAGCTGCGGAGCAACGCGGACTCCAACTTCAACCTGGACCGCGACGCAACGGAGTTCATCACCAACCAGATGCTCCTCAAGCGTGACCTGGACTGGAACGCACGGTTCTTCGTCGAGGGCGCGTGGGACGTGCACTACACCGGCGCCACGGACTTCACGAAGTGGAGCGATGGCGGCTCGGACCCGATCGGCGATGTGGCCGGCTGGATCCTGGACTACCGCCGGGCGACGGGCTTCAAGCCCAACAAGATGGTGCTCGGTGCCGAGGTCATGAACGCCCTCAAGCAGCACCCGGACATCATCGACCGCATCAAGTACACCCAGAAGGGCATCGTCTCCGAGGACCTGATCGCGACTCTGTTCGGGATCGACCAGCTCTACACCTCGTACGCGACGATCGCGGACACCCCGCAGATCCCGGATGCGGCCGAACAGGATGCGGGTGCGACGTACGACTTCATGACGAGCAGCAAGTCGGCCCTGCTGGCGTACGCGCCGGCGAGCCCCTCGCTCATGACGCCGTCGGCGGGCTACACCTTCACGTGGAACGGCTACCTCGGCGGCAACTCCGAGGGCATCAAGATCAAGCGGTTCCGCATGGAGCACATCGCGTCGGATCGTGTCGAGGCCGAGATGACCTACGACATGAAGGTCGTGTGCCCGGACATGGGCGTGTTCGTCAAGGACGCGGTGGCCTGAGATGGCCGGCCGGGTTCCCACGGACATCAAGGCGGGTAGGGCGGTGACCCTTCGGGGTCACTCCTACGCGAAGGGTGATCGTCTGGACGTCGCGCATGTGACGGAGCTGGCGAAGACGAACGCCCTGAACGCCCTGCTGTCCAAGGGCGTCCTGTACGCCACTCCGGACCCGTTCCATCGCCGTACGCCGGCGGGGCACCCCACGGTGACCCCGCTCGGCGCGGTGGTGCTGCGGGACTTCCTGGAGCAGGAGGAGCTGCAGGATGCTCCTGCTGCCCCGACGGGGATCAGCGTGACCCCGGGCAACGCGCAGCTGACGCTGGCGTTCACGGCTGCTAGTGGCGCCACGAGCACGCAGGGGCGCATCGATGGCGGCGAGTGGGCGAGCGTGACGAACGGCCAGGTGTTCACGGGCCTGGTCAATGGCCAGGCGTACTCGTTCGAGCTGCGCAGCGTGAACGCGTTCGGGGAGGGTGTGGTCTCGAGTGCGACCGTTGCTACGCCGCGAACGACCTCGTCTGCGCCGCTTGCTCTTGTGGCCACTCCTGGCAACACGTCCGCGAGCATCGCGTTCAACGCCCCCTCGAACGATGGCGGGGCGCCGATCAGCGAGTACCAGTACAAGGTGGGCGCGGGCGCGTGGACTTCCAAGGTCCCTGCCTGCACGGGCTCGCCTCTGGTGGTCACGGGCCTGACGAACGGCGTGCAGGTGAGCATCCAGCTGCGTGCGGTGAACATCGCGGGCAATGGCGCGGCGTCCACGGCCGTCAACGTGACTCCGGCGTAGTCATGGACCTGGAGACCATTCCTTCGGAGCAGGTGCGTCCTCGTGCGAGGACCCGGAAGCCGAAGCAGCCGGTTGAGGCTGCAGCCG